CTTTCCAGTATCTATGTCCTGGAGCCTGCTGAATTCTTGCCCAATGTGTATAACCACTTTTAACTCCGTTTATGCGAGCAAAAGCGGGATTACTTGTTATATACAACAAACCGCAATCAGTTTTACAAGGAAAAAGTAATACAGCGTGTTCTTTATCTGTAGGAGGCTCGGTTGCTAAATCATACCAAATCAATCTTCGATGTCCTTGCCTTGTGCAACCATATCCAACAAAATTCGATAACGCTCGTATGCTTTTTTAATTCCGGGATGTTTTTCGCGCAAACTGCGTTCAAATGCTATACGCTGTTCAATACCCTTGGTTCTTGAGTCAATAAACTCTCGTTCTTTCCAGTGACCGAGCAAATCTAATAGACGTTGATAGTCCGATTCGCGCAAACTAATATCAACACTTTCTTCTACATATACTTCTCGATCGTACGGATCTACACGATCTCCTGGTCGAAAATGAGTTATATCAATACCTCGGAATTCCAGAGGAACCATGGTATGAAACCGTTTTGCTCCACGTCCTATATGTGCATCGAAATGCTTTGTTAAAAATTTTTGTCCTTGTTCTCGATTTTGTTTACTCATCTGTTATTGTTCTTTACTGTTTTTAATCGTATCCAACATCATCAGTGTATCGTATGCTTCTTCAATTTCTTCAAACTTTACTTGCAGGTCGTTAATATACCTTCCTATATAGTCCAGTTTGTTGCGATGTAGACTACGCAAAGTTTGCAGTGTTTCGGCTGCTTTTCTTATTTCAAATTTTGCACCAATTTCAAGCTTAACATCACTGTCAAGTTCTCGTAGCTCGTATGAATCTATTTCAGCAATCCATTTGCTGCTGCCTGCACTTGCTATAATTTTCATAGTTTCTCTCCAACCTCAAATCCACGGAATGTTTTAAAGCGTGGGAAGCGTAGGCTGTAAGTGCCGTCTTGATTTTGACTCACAGCGTCTGCACGTACTTCCACCAAACGGCCAACAACATCATCACGAGCAGTCCAAAAACTGGATCGGTCAGCATCCGAGAAGCCACTGCCAACATTGACCCTAATATCTTTCCCGTCATCTTGCCCAGCGCATACCAAAGCCCCGAGCCTTCCTTCGTTACGCCCTGTTCCTTCTTCAACTTCAATTACCTCCAGTGTTACTTCAATAAACGGCTTTGCTTTGAGCCAAGCATGACTGCGTTTGCATTCGTAAGGTGCATCCACGTCTTTGATCATTACACCTTCGTAACCGCCGTCTACAGCAGCTTTATTAAGCTCTACGAAGCGAGCTTGCCCTTCTTCAGTATCCAAGTCCACAGTTTCCCAGGCCAGTGCTTGTACATGCTTTAAAGTGTCTCTATGATCCCATACCCAAGCACTGGTTAGTTCACTGCGAAAATCCTGAGGCTTGTCCCATTTGCCTGCCTGGAAGCAACCAAGCGGAATCGTATCAAACAAATGCAACACTGCATCGTTAGCAGCTACGTTTTCCTTGCGATGTACCTGCTTCATAAGATCTTGAAAATTAGCACTCATTACTTCGCCGTCTAACACAAGAGGATAAGGTGCAGGATATTCTTTTAGTACAGTTCTTATTTCTTCGATAATGTGATCAAAGTTATGAAACTGTTTACCATTGCGACTGAACATTTCAATTTTATCGCCGTTTACATCATGTATAACAACCAGTACTCGCACACCATCAAGTTTGATTTCAATCTGTTTCTTGCCTGTCATTTTCTTTTCGTGATTAGCAGCATCATGAGCAAGTTGACATGCAAATACAGGAACGCTGTATTCAGGACGATTGAGTTTTTTAACAACTTTGTTTACAGTTTTTTCACTTACACCGCAGCGTAGATCTTTGATAAGTATTCGACGATACCAGTTATTCCACTGCGATTGTGTAGCAACGTCCATTGCTAACAGAATAGCATCTCGAGCTGCATGTCCAGAGAGTTCACGACTTTGCAATTTGTTAGCAAGATCAAGGAACACTTCCCAGCTTAGTCCTTGGCCGTTATCAGTTTCTTTAACTGGTACTTGTTTAACACCAAATGTTACAAGCGGATCCAATGCCATACGCAACCCTTCGAAGAATTTGTCTAGGTCTTCATTTACAGCATCTTTAAGGATACTTTCTTTATCTAAACGGCCATTGTGTTCTTCAAGACGACAAATAATGTAGTCAGGTTGAGTTTTCATAATAATTCCTTTCAGCTTATACACTACAATACAATTGGTCTAAAGTCAAGTCAATAGTAGTTGAGCTTTCTGCATCTGGAATCAAGAACATCTGCCCATGCTAAATGAGCATCATGTTTTAAATGCCAACATTCAGTTTTCTGAAAACCTTTATTCAAAGACCAAAATAAAAATGCTGCATTTTCATTTTGCGGATCAATATATGTGTTTGTATCAAGATTTTCTATAATTTTTTTGTTGTTTTTTGTTAAAGATAATTCTTGACAAGTATTAAACATTAGATATCTGATATTGTGATTTTCAAAAACTTTCTGCAATGTAAGAGCTTGTACACTCCATTCGTCTAGAAACTTTGTATCATTGCACAGCAATGGAGATACATTTTGTAATTTAGCAAAATACAACTGTTTAAATAACCTAGGATCTGTTCCTGTTGTAAACGGTATATATTTTTGATCTATAAAATCGCCTTCGGTTTCGTGTATATAGGAATTATCATTGCTGTATCTAAATTCAATTCTATTAATACTGGTCCACCCTATTAAGAAAATATATTTTTCGTTTGCTTTCATATAATTGTTTAAAAAATGAATACTGGTCCTATAAATGTATTCATTACTACCTCCTGGCAAACCAAGATTGTAAAATCCAAATCCGTGTTTTTTAGCCAAAGTCGGTCCAAATGCATTTTCCCTGTTCCAATCTGTAGTACCAGTTTTTCCATCCAACATACTGCCATGAGTATGACTGCATCCTATTGAAACAATTTTCATTTTATAATACAATCCATATATTCAATTAATTTATTTGTCCATGCATTGATATCCTTGTTGGCAATTTTATGCATAGTATCATTTTTGTCAATTGCATTTATATAATAGTGTCTGTTTATATTTTTTAAAGTATTTTTGTTGAATTGATCAAATTCAATAGGCAGTATTGAATTATACATAATAAACTTAATATCAAATGATTTTAAAAATTCAATCAATCCATAAGCTGTAACAGCCCATTTTCCATGTATCAAATGTTTATCAAAAATAATGCTGTTAAACATGTGCAGTTTGTTATATTTTGCTTTTGATTTTGTAAAATGTCGATCTTTAACAAATGTAAAATAATTTTCGTCAAAAAAATGATAACTGTTATTAGTAGTATCATCAGTATCTTCACGCAGTTCGATTCTATACGGCGATGGCCATGCAATTACAATAAAACAATCTTTAATGTCATACTCAGTAACATATTTAACTACGCTCCGGTGTGTTCCACTGACAGTGGAATCTGAAACAGTGAAATTTTCACAGTTCACTGAATAGTGCTTTTTTAAAATTTCAATTACTTTATTGTTTAACGGAGAGTGTTCTCCAAAAAATATTATTTTTTTCAAATATATTTTTCCATCCACGGTATGTAGTCAAGTATATTTATATTTCGAAAATTATCACTGGCTCGTGTGTTATCTATAAATTGATTCCACATCCTAGGATCTCTTGGTTGGTTTAACATGTTTATCAATCCTTTGATGTTTTCTACACTGTGCTGTTCCCATTCAGGAAGATCAATATTTTTAAATTTTAAGTATTGCTCATTTAACATGTTAGACATTTTTTCTTTTTCGTCGTCTGGCAAATTTCGAATATGTAAATGTTCAGGATGTTCTACAATATTAAAATGCGGTAAACAGTTTTGATAACCATGATTTCCAAATTCCCAAGTATAGTGCCATGTGTTATAATTTTCTCTACACCATTCTAATATATTCGGCAAATCAAACAAATTTAAAAGACTCAGTGTTACATGTGTATGTACAATAACACCTTTTCTAGTTTTGCTAAATTGTTTTAATTTTTCTATGTTGCGTTGTACAACCCGCCATTTGCTTGGAAAACGAACATAATATGCTAAATCGTCAATTGCATCAATACTTAAACTTAAAACAACACCTTTGAATTTATCCCAAATATCCAGAAGTCTATTAGGTATTGTTGTTGCATTGGTGTTATAATGCAGTTCAATATTTTGGCTCCAGCCTTGTTCTACTATGTGTTCTAGCCAAGCATAATGCTCTTCAACAACCAAAGGTTCACCACCAATGAAATTTATTACTTGAACATTTGGCAATACAGTATCAAAATATCCTGTTTTAAAAGCTTGAACAAACCAAGGTTCTTTGCTACTCATTTCAGCAACTATGTATGCAGTTTCGTCCCAGTCAGTATGAGGAACTGTAGGACCTTCCTCTATCCAACGATGGCTACTCCATGGATTGCAACTTCTGCATTTGAGATTGCACACATTTCCTAAACTGATATCAAGATAGGTTATAGCATCAGGATTTAAATATCCTGAACTGTCTACATTTTTCAAACTGGTATCAATATCATGTTTGTATATTTCATTATAAGTTTGTCTAAAACTTCTTATTCCTTGGTCTTCTAAATCAAAACAACCTGAACATGCTTTTGGTTTTTGACCTTTGAGCAACTGTGCTCGCATTTTCATAATATTTGGATCATTGATAAATTGCTCAATGTTTTCAGATTTGTTAAATTTGTAACTCTCATGTTTATACACAGGATATTTGCTTACATCTACTTTTGGCATAAAGGTAGAAGTATCTTCTCTGCTAAAACAACAAGGACGACTACGACCATGAGGATGAACACTGTATCCTTGCATAGCAAAGTAACAATAATTTTTTGGAAGTTTATCTGATTCGGTCTGCATATTCTACTCTAGCTTTACTGATATTAAAATCTGCTGCACAATGACAATGAGTTTTTGGACACCACACACCTTGTGCTAAATCGGTATCAAATTCTCCTTTTACAATGTTTCCTACAATAGGGCCGACGCCGCAACTTGCTGCTTGTATTCTTCCATTGGGATGTATGTGTAAGCTTTCATGTATATTGCAAAGCCATCCTTTAAAAAAGTTTTTTCTTTCAGTAATAATTTGATTTGTATTAATAGGTTCAACAGTATCGTCTTCATACCAAACTTTTGCCCATGCATAACTGGGTTCTTTTTTTATAGGTATATTCTGTTTTTGTTCAGTGCTGTGTTTTTTAAAAAAATCCATTTTCCATTGTTCTTTGTAATAGTAAGGATCAGTGCTCGGCCGAAGTTCGTCGTATACTGGAGCGTATTCAATGTGATAATTATCACATTCATTTTTTATACGTTCAGCAAAATCAATACACTGTTCAAACCGATCGTGATGCATCATAATACGACTGCATAGGTAATTTTTTTTATCTTGTAAAAATTTGTATATTTCAAGATATTTTTCATTTTTAGTCCACTCTGCATGATAGCTTGCTACTACATCCTCAAAAAGGTGGTGATGTTCTTTCCACCAACTTAGTGGTTTACTTAAATTAGTATTAATTCCAACACAGCTTCCGGGCCATTCAACAAGCTCTCTAAAACGTTCTACAACCGGAATTAAACCTTTCCAAAAAGTGGGCTCGCCGCCGCTAAGAAATAATTTAAAATATCTGTAACCTTTTTTCTGATAATGAAGAACTATTCTTTCAAGTGTATCTACAATTAAATCAATGTCTTGTTCGTTTTTATGACGGCCGGCCCAGTTCCATTCACTGCAATAAGTGCAACGAAAATTACACCAATCATTAACTTGCCATACTATGCTAACCCATTTATCCTTTGCAGGAATAATTGCTTTTATATCTTGCATTCTTGTTCCAATACACTGTTTAGTTCTGGAAATGCTTCGCCAAATGCGAATCTTCTGTGTCGATCATTGATATTGATAAATTGTTTCATTCTTTGTAAATTTTCAATGCTGTATTTATTTGTATTAACTGTGTAGTTTATAATTCTTGAAACTGGATCTCGATGATGTACAGTTTTTATATTTTGCAATTCTTGCAAGGCTTTATTTTTTATATTTTTTGGCCAAACACAGCTATGTAAATGATCTGGGTGTTCTAAAAATATAGGAACAAAGTCAACACGTCTATTTCCTTGTATTTTCTGTAACCATTTAATTAATGGACCTACATCAAAAATGTTCCATGCTTGATAAACAAAATATATTTTTAATTGTACACTGTTTGGTAAGTGCATAGCACGTTCGAAGTTTTGTTCTACTTTTTCCCATGAAGTTGGATATCGGATGTATCGATTATGATCGCCATAACCGTCGATACTCATCTGTATTTCGCTGCTGTTAAAAAATTCTAATTTATCGTAAAATCCTTCAGGCCAAGTTGTCATATTTGTTGTCCATGCAACATGACAATTTCTGTTTCCTGATTCTACAATTTTATCTAAAACATATCGATTTGCTTCAATGAGAGTAGGCTCGCCTCCTGTTAAATACAAACGTTTTAAATAAGGAGCAACTCTGTCTACAAAGTTCTTGAATTCTTGTGTTTCAAACCATTGCCAATCAAATTTTTCAACACTGTTAATCTCGTGATTCCATTGATCCGATAACCATTCAGGAACAGTTTCATGATTCATAATTTTTTTACGTTCTTTATAAAGTTGATCACTGCTTACGCTCCAACAGCTATTGCATTTTAAGTTGCAATGGTTTCCTAATCTCAATTCAAGATGCGTTGGATCAAAAACTTCTTTGCTTTCTATAGGAAACATTTTGTTTGCCCATTGCCTGCTGCTTTCTAATCCTTTGTCTTCGTGATCATAACAACGTTGACATTCTTTAACTTTTTGTCCATGTAGCATTTTTTCACGGACATTTTTCATATATTCACCGTGCCATATTTTATCAAACTCGGTTTTTCCGAGTACAGCTTCTTTGCCTTCGACTTCAATATAATCTTCGCTGTAAACATGACAGCATAACTTGCAACGGCCGTCGGTATTAGTGTGTAAATTTATCCACGGATATACACAAAATGTTTCTTTCATTTTAGACCTTCTAATTCTGGAAAGACTGTAAAAAAATTCTCATTTCTTATTTTATCCATTTTTGTAGTTTTATACAAAAAAACCGATTGTTCTGATGTTCGGTCTGTTTCTAAAAATTTTATTATGTTTTTGTAATCATTAATAACAGAATTAATATTTTCAAACTGTTTGAGATACTGTATATGTTGCTGATATTTCTGTTTAATTTGATCCTTTTGTTCTGGATTTAATATTTGTAATCTCATATAAGTTGGATCTAGAAGTATATTAATTCTAATATTTGCAGGCTCTACTAATCCTTCTTCTATCCATTCTTTATGAAAATCAGGAAGATTAAACACATTGTATACACTTACTGTAGGTGTAAGTTCAAAATAAACATGCGGACACTGTTTGATCATGTCTCGGCGATTTTGTACAACTTGTTTCCAGTCCATATTTTTTCGTAAATACTCACCACGAGTATGGTTTGCATCAAGACTGCCTGCTACACGCACATGCTCAAATGCATTCCAGTATTCAAATGCTGTTTTTTTCTTGTAATGCATTTGTGTAAAGTTTGTGGTATAATCCATTCTTACGTCATGCTTGTTCATTTCAATCCATTTGTCGAGAATTTGATAATGTTCTTCTGTTATTAACGGTTCGCCACCAGCCCAGTAAACTCTTTCAACGGTCTTTAATAATGGATCAAGTTCGTCCATAAACTCCAGCATGTTATCTCTTACTTTTAATATCTTTGGGTGCCCAGGATCTCCATGTGTGAGTTTATGGTCCTCGAACCAACTGCTGCTAAACTGTGGGCCGCAACTTCGACATTTGAGATTGCATAGATTGCTAAACCTAATATCCATGTAAGCCATATTAACGTCTCCGGCGCTGCCGTCGTCGCTAGTGCTTTCGACTTTATTCCAATGATGTTGAAAATTTTCGTTGGAACTGTTGCGCAGTGTCCACATACCATTTTCTTCTAACTCGTAACAACGCCTACATTCAGGAGACTTTTTATCCTGCAACATGTTCAATCTGATTTTTCGCAATTGGGAACTGTTCCAGATTTCTTGTAAACTTTGTGTTTTAGTATCTCCAATAGGCAAATCTGGGTCGGCCATGCAACAAGGATAAGTTGTGCCCGCAGGCCAAGTATGCATATGTACCCATGGCATCATGCAAAACGTTTTACTGTTTTTAATTTTGTCAGACATATAAATCCTTTAATTCTGGAAAAACCTGTAAGAAATTTTCATTTCTTATCTGATCTAATCTTTGCATTTCTTCTCTAAATTTAGGTATAAGATGCGAGTCGTTTTGACTGTACATATAGTTAATTACATTATCCACTGCTTCATGTAAAAACTGTTTACGTTGTGGATACATTTTTCTGTTTTCTAGACTGTTTTTAAATTCTGTTAATCTTTCTTTTGCTAAATTTTTTAAATGTTCTGGCAGTATAGTACAACTTAGCCATTCGGGTCCTACAAGCAGATTGTTCATATTAACATCGTAGTCAGTTGCAAAATTATTATCAAATAAATAGTTTAATATTTCTGCTAAATCGCATACATTGAGCACACTGATTGTAGGATTTGGTTGGATAATTACTCCTTTGTTGTAATCATGTTGAAAATTGTCTCGTATCCAACAAAGGTTATTGTAAACTGTATTCCAACTCTGTCCGTGTCTAGTGTATTCAGCTTTTTTACCAATTTGATCACAACTTACACAAAAAAAGATATTGTCAAAGTGCTTCCAATAGTTTTTAATGTGTTTTCCTTTGAGACTTAGTCTCGTGGCATTGCTGTTGTATGTAAGCTTAGGTTTCAATCCTTTTTTAATTAACATGTCCAGCAATCTATAATGTTGACTCATAAACAGACTTTCGCCACCGGTAAAATAGATCTCTTCTATATTAGGTAACGCTTCCTCTATTTCATTCCACATACCTGGATGATTAATTTCTACTACTTCAGGTTTACCAGTTGTGTCTTCTGCCCATTTACTGCTAAAGTGGGGGCCACAACTACGACATTTCATATTGCATAGATTGCTAAAACGTATATCAAAATATGCTAGATTGATTTTATCCACTGTGCCATCTTCTTTTGTAGTTTCTACAATGTCTATATGGTGTGAATATTCTGTGTTCATTTTGTGTCGATAACTGGTAATGCCTTGCTTGTCATAATTTATACATTTTGCACATCCTTCACTGGGAAGATTTTCAAGCATACGCATTCTCAGCTGACGCATTTTCTCACTGTTCCATGCACCTTTAATGCCATTACGGTTAATATTATCAACTGGCATATCCCAATGATATATACAACATGGATAAGCAGCGCCGGTTTGCCATATGCTCATATGCACCCAGGGTGCCATGCAAAAGTTTTCTTTGAATTCTGTCATGTTAACTCGTAAATTCTAATAACAAAGTCTCGATTTTTTTCCAACTGATAATTCTGTTATAAAACAGATTATAGTTGTACTCTAATTTATCTTTATAGTCGTATTTAATTGTATTTTTTAAATCACTAAGATCTTTTGAATTTAATTGATTAAGTAATTTTTCAGCTTGTCTAAACTTACTAACTGCTTTAATTTCAAATAAATCTTCAAATGTATAATAACCTAAATTATTTAATAATGTATGATGATAAGGATTACCAATGATGAAAAAAGGATGACAGTGTACAATTGCTTTAAAAGTTTTTTCTGTTAAAAACACTCCGCGAAAATCACTTTCAGTTATAATACTAACCAAACTGTCTTGATAATAATTTTTTATACTTTTCTTATAATTGATGATATTTACATCATCTAATTTGTCTAAATTTCTCACAAGCATTTTGCGTTTGAGATAATAGCGATAATCTTTGTGTAATGCACTGGGGATATATTTTAATACAATAGGTTCATTTGCTATTCTGTTATAGTTTTCTTTTTCAATTTTAGGAAGATGATAACTTACATGACCTTGATTTACAGCTTGTGTTTTTAATAATGCATAGTAAAACCAAATTCGATGAGGTTTTAAATTTCTATTCAAACACAGAAATTTTTTACTGGCATTATCGATAGTGTCTAATCTTTGATTTATATCTATTTCCGTACTAGTGTTAATAAATTTTTGATGATGTCTAGTATAACTTTCCCAGAAGTCAACATGTACAAAACGTATTCCTTGTTCTATTTTTTTGTGCATATGTATGTTGCTTACCATACACACAGTTTTTTCTGGTTTAATCTTTTTTTGCTTTAATGTATGGTATAATTCCTTAACAGTGACTACATGTTCAAATACACTAACCAATAACAAAAATGTATTAGGATCACTGTTAACTTCATTTATTATTTCTTGAGAAATTCGTACATTGGTGTCATTGGGCATATGTATAAAATATAACACAAACTTTTTAGCATCTTTGGGCAGCAAATGTCTTTTTTCAAACAATAAAAAATTTTTGTAACTGAAATCATCAAAGTGTGCAAATACATTTTCCAAAGGAACTTCAGAAGGCTTGACTTGATTTGTTATCAATATATTACTATGAGGAGCAGGATATACTTCAGGTAAAAGGAAAAATATATTCATGATTTATTTATTATACTGCATTTACAGTTTTTAATCAAGAATTTTTTCTCTATAAGAGTCTATATATTTTTTTACTAATTCGAAAAAATCTATGGCTTTTCCGTTATATTGTATCTGAGTATCTTCGGATATACCTGCTGCTTCTTGAAATTTTTCGCAATTGTTATCAATTACTGCTTGTCTTAATTTACTAGCACTGCTTAGACGTGGAGTAACGTTTGTTTTAATACATGAAAAATTATAAAATCCATGCGGACCTTTAACTCCGTTGTATTTTTTTACAACTTTAAAAACCCAATCTTCGTCGGAACATAATACCAAATCAGAATCTGGATGTTTTTGATAGAGTTCACTAGCCAATGTTAACCAACTTTGACTGGCAATAACGTGTTTAGATACTTCTGGCCATAAGGCTTCCATACATTTAAGTTTAACTCGGTACGGCAAAGGATCTTTAGGACCCTGTGTAGTTTGATTAGTACCGACATACCAATGTGTTTCCTTACTAGCTATTTTCCATGCAGCACGATGCCCTTTATGGGGAGGATTAAATCTGCCAAAAATTAGACCTACTGTTTCGTTCGTCGACTGTTCGTTTTTTGTCATACCGGTGTCCATTTTTTTCTTGGTACCAATTTTATGTTACCAAATTTTTTTCTAGAATTACTGTATCTTACATAACCTTCTCCATTGGAAACAAAAATATCACCATGTTTGTTTTGTATCTGATCAATTACGCCGTCTTTAAGGTTTTGTATCATTTTAACCAATTCAATTATTGTACTCAAAGCATTGTCAAAATTATTATTTAAATCATGTATTTTTTTCTTCTTGGAATCACTTACTTTGCTTTTTGCCAGCCATTGAAAAAAATGTTCTTCGCTGAGATTATATAACTGCTTGGATTTAGCAGTTTGATTTACATATGTATAGATGATATTTTTTAGATCGCTTAACCCTTTGGTGCTTTCCAAAAACCCGTCGATTTGTTGTGTATGCTGGTTTACAAATTTTTCTACACAGTTGATTGCATCTGTGTTTATTTCCACAGGCTGTTTGTTGTAAGTTGGACTTAGAACTATCAACTGAGGATTAATGTTAAATTTGTTGAAATCATCCATAGGTTGTTGTGCACTGTCAGATGCTCCAAACTGAGTAAAATAGGCATGTCCTACTATCATTGTTCTTGCAATTTGTATTTTTTCGCCTAACTCACTATTTTTCTTTACACGATAGCAGGTATTTGAGTATGGATTAGGTGAAAATGTATAAACTCCATTAACTGCACTAGGCGGTGTTAAAAACAGTCCATCGGCATATACATAACCTACAAAATCTGCAGGTGTTGCTTTGTCAAAATCATCGTATAAATTAGAAAATTTGTGTGCAAATTCTATACGTTTTCTTTTTTCATCACGAGTTTTTGTATTACCACTTTTATTGGCTATGAAATCAAACACTTCGTGTGCTGTAGTAGCTATAACACCTCGGCTCCACTGATTATGATTTGCTAATACCAGTGGTCCTCCAGCTTTTTGTCTACCCCAGTATATTTGTGGGTTGCCGTCCCACTTCATGCGTATACTGCTACTGCCTTTATGGTCAACAAAATCTCGTAAATGTTCTATTGCTTCATTGACTCCTTCGGTGCCATGAAAGAATACTAGATCTTCCAAGTGATTAAATGCACGACCTAATTGTTTAATTCTTGACTGTTTGTAATTCTGATTTTTCATTTACATAACATTTTTAAATTTATTTAAATTCTTTCCAGCTTGGATCCTGTTTCAGTGTTTCAAGCATTTGATCTGCATCTGTTTTTGACATTGCAGCCTGTATGCTTTCAAAGCTTTTCAAGTCATCCTCAGTAGCATTTATACCTAATAGAATATAGGCTATCCTGTCAATGTCCCGTGTTATCAGATCACTGCGTTTGCCGTTGCCGTCACGACGGTATAGTCCGCTAAAAGCACTCCACAGTAGATTCTGTTGTTTGGCAAGATACATCAATGCAAGATGTTTGTTTAGACCTTTGTACGGAGAACCTTTGGGAATATCATGTATGTGAAACTTGCTTACTTTGGCAGCATCTTCTACTACCATTATGTCTGCTTGATGATAGTGTCCGTTCAATGGAAGGTTAACATGAACACTTACACCACTTTGATCTGTTTCATACCCTGCATCTTCAAACACAGTTTTTAGTTTTTTCCTTATAGTACGAGTATTTCTTGTGTCAAACTGTCTGCCCAAAATGTTTTGTTCAACAACAACATCAAGGTCGCCACTGCAATGTCCTGGGGTAGGATTAGCAGTGCTGCCAATAGCTATTGATTTTACACCAACTGTGTCAAGAACGTTATCCAGTTGATGCGTTAGCTCTGCTGTGAACTTTTGATCAAAGAATTCACAGTTATCAAAAACATTTCCGCCCATTTATATCCAACACCATGGTAACACAGTTTTACTGTCGGTGCCTCTTCTTTTATCTAGATCGTCAAGATACTGTTTCATTGTGTCATTTCCTAGTTCACTGTAACTATAATTGTTTTGTATGTAATTGTCAATGCTTTTAATCCCTGACAAATTTTGTACAACTTCAGGTTTTAAAGAATTGATACTGAGAAAACTTGGTTCCTCAAGCCAAGTTTTAAACCATATTGGACGTGCATATTTTTTTATTTGATTTAAAACTGGAAAATTTAATGCACTCACAGTTGTATTAAACGAATAAGTCCAAGTTTTATTTTGTTTTACTTGTTCTACAGATTTACAAAACTGTTCCCAACTTGTAGGAAATCTTATAAGATAATTGACATTTTCAGTGCCATCAATGCTAAAAGTAATGTTTATAAAACGAAATTGCTGTAATAAATCAAACCATTCATTTGATATTTTGGTACCATTTGTTGTAAGAGAAATATGTGTATTTTCTCTGTTCCATTTGTGTTCAGCAAGCTGTTTAATAAAATACAATGTGTTTTTGCTATAAAAAGGTTCGCCACCTAATAAACTTATATGTTTAGCTTGATTAACAGTTTGATCTATTAACCAATTAACATCACTTTTGGGTCTATTATCAGCGGTAGAACCATTTTTATACTTTTTTAAAATATCTAAATCTTCATTCCATTTGCTACTATTATCTAAATTGCACATTACACATTTGAGATTGCAAATATTATCTAATCTAATGTCCCAGCTGGTAATTCCTTCACTTGGATTTATAGGATACAATTCTGTAAAGGCACGTTGTCTCCAGCTTGTTTGTCCGTTTTTTTCTGCTAAAGTGCAAGTAGAGCATAGATCAGGCATTTTTCCTGATTCCATTTGGTTTCGCACGTCCTGCAAAACGTCATTGTCTAGTAAATCGTCGATGTTTTGTGTGTATTTTTTAGTAGGCTGGGAAATACAGCATGGTCTTTTTTCATACCCATCCTTGTATTTTACCACATACCTATGCCCATAAGGATATACACATTTATAATCCTTAAGATTATTCGAACTTTTTCCTGAGTTTGACACGTATTATTTATAAATTATTCTATTGTTTGATGCATGTATTTTTTGTACTCTTCTAAACTGTCTCGCTCTAATACCTCACGAAACTGTTTTTTAGGGTATTTG